GGTAATACTGAACCAACTGTTGATTTGCCAATAAAAGCATTGATAAACCCTTCTTCTGAAGAAGAAGCACTGCCAGTCCATACCCAAGTTGTGCCGTCAAAAGTATACTCACGACCTGCTTGAGAGCCACTAATGACTTTGACTGCATCACCGGCTGTCTCCAGATTCGGAGAAGCGGTTACTGTCCACGCACCTGTGCTACCAGAAACGATATAGACATTTGGAGCTGCTGCAATACCATTCAGCAATACACGCATTCCTGCAACCACAGGCACGGTGTCGAACGTATCATTGGCATCCATATCAGCAACAGCAGCAGCCGTTGTTGTATAAGTGTCATTGTACGCCGCGACTGGCTCACGCCAAGACTGACTTGCAGTCAGGTTCTGGATGTCAGAGAATAAAGCTTGTTTTGACCAAACCCCTGTGCCTGCACCTGCGGTGATTTTCACATACTCATCACCATTAGTGGTGTCTGTATAATGCGAACCGACTAGTGCGTTATCCTGATACGATGCGTCACCGCCTGGAATACCTGCGCCCGACAGGTACGAGATATTTGCGTCTCGCAATCCGATTCCGACATTAAATAGTTGCTTTGCCATTTTAAGACCTATAAGTTAAGTTAAGTTACGAAGTGACATCACTTCTCGATCATGCTGATAGCAGCATGAATTGTAATACTCTATCTCTAACGCTCTCGCTCTCTCGCTATCGCATTCTCTTAACTCAAACTCGTACTCTTTCCGGCTACACGAGATTAACTCGCCACCGTGCATCTTAATATAGGCTGCAAATCCTAATTTAGTCGTCCTGATTACCACGCCACCACTCCTATTTCGATCAAACTATAGTAAAGATCATTCACTCCGCTATTCACGATTGTAATCTGCAGGTCATTGCCTACATGCTCAACCACTTCTGTTTCTTGTACACCTCCACCTAAGATATTACTAACACTATGGTCAACCAACCCGCCCCGCTTAACCGCAGAAACTTCATAAAAAACTGTATCGCCAGTCAGTCTATCTTCACCATACACCAGCCACTTAACCGCATTAGTCGATGAAGCCAGCGCCACTACTTTAGACTGCCCAGCAGGAACAACCACATTGACCTGATTGGTAGAAGTGCCTGGCAAGCCCCTTGGTCCCTGGGGTCCTTGGACTCCCACTTCAATAGCCGTAGGGGCTGAATGGCTTAGTACATCAATCGAGGTCTGCGCTGCTACCTCAACCGCTGTATTAACAGCACTTTCAACCACTACTGTCTTACTTGCACTAGATGTCGAAGCCCCATCCACCACCAAGGTAGACTGCTTTATGACCTCTACTGCTTGTGATTGCAGATTGCCCGACTCGACTGTTGTGTTTGTCGAGACCTCAACCGTTGAGGTCGATTTATTGTCTACTGTGACTGAGTTAGTCATACTAAATAGCCGACTGGATCAACACTAAAGACCCTACGATCAGAGTATTCACCTTTCCCGAGGGATCGGTCAGCTCTAAAGCGTAGATATATTTGCCCTTACCTAATGTCGTTGTCTGTGCATCTGTAATAACAGCGACCAGGTTATCAGTAGCACTACCCAGCGTAATCCCTGCCCCATTAGTCAAGGTCAAAAGAGGGGTTGGGTCGGTTGTCGCCACCTTAATCTTCAGCGCTGCGGTATGCCCGGTTAGATCGAACGGGTTACCTAGTGAGTCCTTCCAAGTAAACCTCATTTCTAAGGTGTCTCCCGCGTACTCTTCGTAGTTGACCGTGACTGTCTCTGACTTAATATTAAGTGCCATTTTAATACCTAGACAAGAAAACTCACTTGATTACGATTCGGTCTATTTTGATAACTCACCCTGATTCTTTCTGCACTTTTGCGTGTGCCAAAAGCATGATCAAAACGAATTAACGCCAATTGACCTTTATCGTTGTCGTACAGATCATTATCTGGCTCAGAAAAAACCCGATACTTAACCCAATCCAACAATTTTTTATGATTGACTTGATTAATCACCGGCTCATCTGCGCTAGACGTTAAAGACGCTGGAAAGATATAGCACTCGATACTTAAATCAATAGCGACATCCGGCTTGGGTGCCAACTCAATATGATCGTCATAAATGACCATATACCGAGGTGTTCCCGTGCGTTCTCGCCAATCCGGCATCGCTCGATCCAACTCAATTCTGCTGACTTTCTTCAGTGATACAATATTATTATTGCTATCAGGGACAAAAGCCTCTGCAATCGAATAAATCACCGGACTTAAAGCATAACGATCAATACCGGGCGTTAATGGAATCGTGCAATAAGGACTGGTACGATCAAATAATAAATTAGCTCGCACACAAGCCTCTTCCTGCGCCTCATTAAGATAGCTCAGGAAATCATCAAAACTCACCAAATAAGGGGCAACTCGATCATCAATCTGAGACCGAAACAATGCCTCCAGTTCAGCGACCGTCACTATGCTGCCCCGTATTGATCAATCAACATCGTGACATCTTGCCTTAATTCATCCAGTGTCTTACTTTTACTCAACTCAACCCCTGCAAAATTAGTTTTTGCAAAATCAACTAAGCCTTGTTTAGTCATTGTTCTAAGCGAATCACGCAAAGTTTGAATCTCATCTTCGGATAACTCTTTTTCAGCAGGCTTCTTAGCTTCAACAGCCTCCGGCGCTTTGCCTAGATCTGTATCTAGCTCGTATTGGTCAGGATGGTTTAGTAACTTCTTGCCTAACTCATCGCTCACCTGCTTAGACTCACCTTTTTTAAATTCAATCTGAGAACCATAACAACCCTCAATATACGTTTCTCGCTTGCCTATATATCTTATTTTCATCATAAAAAAGCCGGTCAGTTATTAGCTGACCGGCTTAATCTGGTTAAACAGACGGTAAACCCGTCCAGATGCCTTGAATAATTAAATCCAATCGACCGACCTTAGCATGACTAGCACCACCCACAGTTAGCGTAAGATACGCATCTTTGGGTAAAATCTCGGGCTTAACGGCATTATTATTAGCCCGGGTCCGCCCTAACGCACTAGTTGCCAACGCAGTATTAAAATAAGCCGCATTTTGCGGTACATCCACGCTATCAACGCCATCAGCATATAAAAAACCCACCGCCGCAGTGGTCGCAGCCGTAAATATTGTCGAAACAATCGCCAAACTATCATGAATCTCTAGTCCAGCCGGTAGCATCCCAATTCTAACGACATCACCATTTGCCACAGCCGTTGCCTGGTCAGAATCTACAAACACACCAGTCGCATTGGTTTCAAACACAAACCTATCAACCCAAGCATTGCCATAAGGTGTCCCCCCAAATTGACGCAATTTAGACACGCCATTTTTATTCACATTAGCCATGCTCTACACTCCCGTAATCTTGACAGCACTATCAATTGCAATCACACCATTATCAGTAAATTGCTCAGAATTGCCGTGATCTAATAGAAATCTTATTTTAGACATGCCATTAATCATCCCGATCAATACCTCTAGTTTATCGCCATGATCCAGTTCTTTCTCAGACCAGAAATAAGGGTTGCCCGTTTTATTATTTTTACCAAACGCACTGGCTAACGCCTGTCCGCCCAACAGAATAGAACGATCCACCGCATAGCCTGTGCCAAAAGCTGCTGGGACTAAATCAGTCGATGTTTCTACTTCTGAAGTATAAGAAGCACAGTAGCGAAGCGTATCACCGGCATAAAATCGGATTGGTTTAGGCATCTTAACAATCAAAATACCATTCCAGAATCCAGCCTCACCGGTAAACAATGGATTACCACCTGCTTGTTGCGCCCGTGCCATCGCATTAGACTGTAATGTCCTGAAATTAGTGGACTGAACAAATGAAGTATAGTTTTCAGCCGACACCAGCAGCACCCGCATAGGCGCATCACTCGCCATCTTATCTCCATCAAAAATTACAGGAGAAGGGGGCAATGGCATTGAATCAAGCAAGGTACGGATCGCATCAACCACGGTTTCATTTAAAACATCCGTCGTTGCAATAGTGATTTCATTCGCTACTGCTGAAACATGCTGAATCCCTGTGCCGGTTGAAATATAGTGCCTATTACGAGTCGGAGCCTTAACTGGATTAACCATGATTTTCTGAAAATCAGGATCACTGGCTAACGGAATTGCCCATTCGATATTATTGTGGAATCCTCGTGAACCTGCCAGGTGGACTAAAATGCCCTGATCCATCAAGCGATTCATATACGACTCACCCAATGACCGTGCCAGGCTTCTTAATTGCCAACGAGTACGCTGTTGGGTCATCGTATCACCGGCTGAAATCGGCTTTCTACATTGATTAATCCGCAGCTTATCTTGAGCAAAACTCATTGACTCGCCAAGACCTTCAGCGTTCGCACCCCCCATAATGGGCTTACCGCCTAGGTGATTAACCAAATCAAAAGTAATCTCATCACCGGCTGTTTTTTGTAAATCACGCGCGACAACAATCGGGTAATTTGTACTCGATTGCGTCCGCATCAAACCCTCAGCAATAGCCTGGGTGGGTAGCTTTCCGGTCAGTCGATTTAAAGTAGTATTTCGCTGCATAGTAGCAGCAAAAAGACCCGCAGATTGGATTTTTACGGCCTGCGGTGAGCCGTAGGGTAAACTGGTTGGCATTCTTCTCTCCTACGAGATAGCGACTGTCATCACGACAGTCTGTATTTTTTTACTTAAACAAGTTTTGCCAGAATTTCTCTAATCTGTTCCGGCGACTTGCCTGCAAATTTTTGATCCAGTTGAGCTGGACTCATTTCTAACATAGCTTCTGATTCGTCTATTTTCCTTGCTTGACCTGCAGGAACATCGCTAAGACTCAACGGGACTTTAGGTTTAACCTGTGCCAGCTTTGCCTTAGCCTTTTCAGCCACCTCATCAACCGGCTGATCATCAACCCCATTGGCAGCTTTATACGCATCAAATAACTCAATCATCTGCTCTGCGGTGCTTTGCTTCAATATTTCTCGATATTGATCTTGTGCAAAGCTAGGTTGCTGATCAATCCAATCTTGCAACTCCTTAGACTGATACACATCAACTGCGTCGGGATGCGCCGCCAAAATCGCATCTTCACGCGCCTTGGCAGCTACTTCATAAGCGGTTTGCTGAATCGGAGCGACCTTTTCATCCACTGCTTTTTCAACTGATTCCAGCTTTTGTTGAACAATACGCTCAATCATCGGCTTCAAATCTTCAGCAATCTCAGGATATTCTGTTGCTAAATCTTTTAAAACCTTATCTTGCGCCTCTGTCGTTTCTTCCCCAGATGAATCATCCTGATTTTTTGCTGCTTGCAAGTCAGCAATTAGCTTGGCTTGTTGATCGGTTAGCTCTTTCAGCTTTTCAGCCTCAGACCGTGCGCTCTCAAGTTCGCTATAAGGAATCGTGTGTTCACCATCTTTAGCCAATATTGTCGGCTCTTCAGGCTCTTTTTCTTTAGATTCGTCAGTGTCGGGCGACTCACTGACTTCTTCATCAATAGTCCTTTCTTCTACTTCTGAAGTATCGCCCGGCTCAATTGTTTCACCATTAAAAATGGCTTCTTTTTGAGCATCCTCTAAAGCTTCAAACTCATCTGGATTTTCTGCAAAATAATCAGCATCTTTCATTTATCTTTTTCCTCTGTTGTCTCTCGTAGAAGATTCAACGCACGTCTCGCTGTGCCAGCGTTAGAGTGTTAAAAATATGTCCTGTCTCACGACAGTACAAGGCTAATTATCTATCATAGTGAGTGCAATCATTAAAAAAAACGTTTGAAAAAAACGTTGCTATTGACGCTATCTTTTTTTATTTCTTACAATATTTCTGATTTGCGAATGTGATAAATTATATTTTTTTACTAAAAAAGCATAATTACGCCCATTAAAATCATTTCTTATAGCCACATTTCTTCGCTTATTTTCTTTATATGGATTTTTCGGAATGTAAAATGAAAAGCCACCAAAGTCATCCTCTAACTTCTCTCTGAATACCAACTTAACTTTTTCTGCATTATCAGATGACAAATAAGCACTAGACAAGCAAAACTCCAGTACTTCAACTAAAGACTCTACTGCTAGACTTTTTTTCATCCTTTATCATCAAAATCTTTTCTGAGGTTCATGCTCTCCACCGTGCTTTTTTATCTCTGACATCTACATGGGTAAAATTATGATAACTACCTACCCCAAATTTTCCAGGATATAATCTATCCAAGGTCATATACACATCCCCAGGCTCAATATCACCCACCACTATATCTGCCGCTTTCGACAATAAATGCTGTGAGTGCTGTTTACCGCCTATTCTCCGGTTATACTCAACACAACGATTCCCCGAATTTATCCTGATCGGCTGTCCATCGTAGTGAGTCCTTAATCGTTCTAGGACTTGGATTAACTTCGCGTCCACTGTATCCTGACCACAACCACACCGACACGCAAACTCTTTCCGGCTAAAGTGCTCTGATAAATCACCCATTTTTTTTCACCTCTGGTGTTTAATTAAATTTTCATATTTATTTTTAAAATCAAAATAAAAACAACAAATCGCACAATAATATTTTTTAATTGAATGAAATACAGCAATATTTTGATTACTGCATTTCGGACATTTAACACTCATGAAGCGCTTTTTATTAACCTTTCTTTCTCAAAGAGAGCCTCAATCGCAATCGCGATCTGATAAGTATTTTGATATCTGCTTTTTTGTAAATATTGCAATTTCAACTCATTAAGGCAACTCAAACACTCTTTCAATAACGCGTCTTTTTCTTCTTCTAATGTCATTTTTTTACCTTCACTCATTATTAATAATTTCAATCGCCCCATATTTAGCCCATCTTTTACTGAGACGGATATCGCTCACCACACAATCTTCTTTCAAAACCGCATCTAGCAAAGCTTTCCCGAGATTGTCAATATCCGGTTTTTGCTCGTGTGGCTTACCTGCCAATTTATTTTTCTTAGCCAAACTCCAGCATTCAGGCATTGGCATATGAAAGATAACGTGAGAACCTTTTTTTTTGACAATCACCTTTAGCACTCTGCACTCATCAGCAAAAGCGCGATAACGCACTACGCAGGGTCTTTTTTTCCAGGCATCGCGCCGCGTTTGTCTTGGTTTGGGGATGGGGGTGATGGGATAAATCATTTAAAAAGGTATATCATCGTTGTAATCATTGGTAACTTCTGCTCTTTGTTGATACTGTTGTGCTGTTTTCTTCTGAGCGCTAAAATCATCCTCACTGTTTTTCTTATCCAGCATCGTCATCTGTTCAGCAATAATTTCGGTTGAATAACGGTCTTGACCGCTTTGATCTTGCCATTTTCGTGTTTTAATACGACCTTCGATATAGATTAAACTGCCTTTTTTTAAGTATTTACCGACAATTTCAGCAATTCGATTAAAGAAAACCACCCGATGCCATTCGGTTTCTTCTTCAGTCTCGCCGCTGTTTTTATCTTTCCAGCGTCTTGAAGTAGCAAGACTGATATTTGCAACAGCTATCCCGTTAGGCATGCTTCGTTGTTCTGGGTCGTTTCCCAACCGACCAATTAAGGTAACTTTGTTTAGCATATTTTCTTAACCTTTGCCTTTCACGTTCACGTTCACGATTAGCATCAAGACTTAGTTTTCTTTGATAGTCTTGCCCTTTCTTGATGCCCATTTTTTTTATCCGCTTGTTTGCTCATTTCTGATAATTTAATTTTTGGAGGTCTGAAATTGCTTCTTCCCTTTTGCTTTTAAACTCAACAGTCTCCTTTTTTTCTCTTAATTTTTCCTGTCGTTCAATTTCAGCCATTTTTTTTGCACCGTCATCAATCGCCGTCTTAATCATTCCCCATCGTTTCTTCAAAACCTCATTATTTTTTGGGCATTCAACAACTTTACCCGTCAATAAACCAGAAATTGCCCCAGCATCCCTCATATCTGGCAAATATTTCTGCGCCGTCGCTTGATTGACTCGACCTATGCGTAATGCTTCATCAATCGCACTCACTCTACGGCTCTTATCGCTTCCCAACGAGACCCGCCAGATGACTTTGCTAGATGATTGGCTAACAATACGCTCGTAAGCAGACTTAAAGGCTACTCTGGCTGCGATTTTATCCCCGTAATCCCATAAATCCTGTGCTGTTGATTTAGCTTGTAAAATTTCATCGGTCAAAATCACTGTTGATAATTCGTCAAATGAATCAACCGCAATTGTCCAAGCTTCATCCGCACTTAAATGCTCGCCGTTATTCGGGATGCGCTTGATGATCTCAGCAATCGTCGGGAAAAACTTTGATTGCCTGATATGTTGTTGAAAAGCGTTCTCAATATCGGCAATGGAGTATTCAGCCAATGTTGACATAAACATTTTGGCAACCTGCTGAGATATTTCACGGTTGTAACACACAGCAGTCCCAGTCAATATCTCAGCAAATTTAGCTTTATCCTGGTTCTTCATGCTAACTCCTCATCCGCTAACCAGCTTTGGAGATTGTTAATCGTTCGGTCAAGTGGCGTGGTATTACCCCTACCTTGCACATTGACAACTTGTGTTGCAGTAGGCTTAATCCAATCTGCGTTAAATCCCTGCCAGCCACGTTCAATTGAAATCCTAACAGCATCATGAATAGAAACCCCTGCTTTGGTCGCTTCACGCTGAAAGCCGTCAAGTGCTGTTTTTGTGATAGGCGCTTTTTTCGTCTTTCGGTGTTCGATAAAGTCATTAGCCAATTCGCCCTCAACACCAACATCGAGCAATAATTCTTTAGCGGTTTTCTTTTTTATATTTTTTCTTTTAATCCTTTTGTTATTGTTATTTGTTTTTGTATTAGTTTCTTTTGTGGGTGACATCTCATGTAGGGGGTCAGGTACATGAGATGTCAGGGGTTCGCTACATGAGATGTCAGGGGGGGCATCAAATGTAGGTACATGAGATGTCAGGGGTGTAGGTACATCTGATGTCAGGGGTTCGTTATGTTTTAACGTGTAAACTGTAGCTCTTCCTGATATGGTTTTTGATAGAATTAAACCGGCTTCTTCTAATTCTTTTAACCCTGTTCTGACCGTTCTTTGATCTTTTATTCCCGAAAACTGCATAAACTGAGAAATACTGATTGCATCATGCTCTTTACCCCATCCAGTGGTTTTCCGCGTGATAATCAAGTAGCATCTTAATGCTTTGTCTGATAGCTGATTCATTGCATCATCAAAAAAGGCATTGGGTATCATTGTTGAATTGGGTTTAAATCGACTCATCCGTTAATCCTCCGTAAATAGTCCCGTATCATTCGCCACCTGTTTTCTCATATACTGGTCGCCAAGCTGATGTAAAGCCAACCGTAGCACCGCAGACTTGGATAACCCCATTGTGCCAGCCAGGGTTTTAAGTAGCAGTTCTTCGGCTGAATTAAGCGCGGTTTCTTCTCTAAAATCTCTAATATCGTGCATGTTCTATCCTAAAAAGAGAGGCTCTCATGACCAAAATTCTTGCCAAAATTTACTTTCTTCATAATGCAAAGCCATATAAAGCGAGCGATGCAATCGAAAATATAACCCTCTCATGCCAACCAGGCGCATTACCCAATACAGGGGACATAGTGAAACTAGCCGGTATAACACACCCTGAAGGCTCTTTCGTTGTTGTCGATCGAGTGTTTGAAGCGCATCACGATTCTTTAGATGACATAACATCAGTGCTTGGAATCGAAGGTAAAAATTAGACATACCAATAACCTTTTAAAAAAAGCCCTGTGCGACCAGGGCAAGTTGGAGGAAATCAAGGGTTAATCGGTATCACAAAAAATATCAGGGCGTAATAATTCCACAGGAATGCCAAACCGTTTAGCTACTTTTTTGCAGTATTTAGGCGGCATTTTTCTGTGACCTGTTTTGATTTGTGACGCAAAAGAAACAGGGATTTCTAGGAAATCAGCCAGCTCTTTTGTTTGTATATTTTCAATCATCATACGCGAAGTATAGCAAATGCTAATAAAAAATCAACAGCAAATGCTATTTTGATAAATATTTAGCAGTTGCTAAAATTGGGGGATGAAAGAAATGAAAGATATTCGCCAAGCCAATTTGCAAGTTTTATCGAATAGATACGGTTCTCAACGTGCAATTGCTGAAAAGCTCCACAAAACTCCCGGTTATATTAATCAGTTATTAACTGGGCATAGATCTATCAGCGAGAAAACAGCCAGGAAGATAGAGGCATTGCTTGTCCTACCAAATACCTGGATGGATCAAGATAATGTAGGAAATGAATTAACAGGTGAAGGCGGAAAAAGCGCTGAACCGAATAGCAATATCAATTTATCGAGTTTAATGGCGGTGGCAACCCCCCGGACTCACGCAGCCCTAGAAGCCATTGAACAAGCCTATCAAAAAGGCACTTTAACCGATGAAGATTTACAACTCCTTGAAACGATAGCCAAGAGGATTGCCCATGATTAGGGTCGGAAGAATTGTGAATATATTAGGTGATGCAGAGAATGGTCTTTATGGGGCTAAATACGTCAGCGTTTTACTCAATAATAGCCCTCATATCATCAAAGGCTATGCCAAACAACTCAGTGACACGGAAATCATGGTGGAAATCATATCGGCATTGATGGGCAGAGAACTTAACTTGCCTATCCCAGAGCCAGTCTTAGGGATTTATGGCACAGATTCTCTTTGGTTCATATCCATTGACGTTAAAGTGCCTGATTTGTCCCATCGGATGACGATCGATGTCAATCAGCAAATGGCAAACGATCAAACTAATTTAAAAATTCTGGAAAAACTTTGCCAATGGTCAGACATCTGTCTAGCCATTGGTTTTGATGAATGGATAGCCAATGACGACAGAAACCTGGGCAATATCTTGTATGATGGTAACGACCAGTTTTACTTGATTGACCACAACCGTGCTATGCGCTTGCCTTTTTTTCCTGAAGCACCTATCAACAACCAACTGCTCAATATTAAATTGCACTGTACGCAAGACGAAGTAGGAAAACAGCGCATTAAAAATCATATTGAAGCATTTATTCATAACACGAATAAAACCTTGCCTATTGAACTGATTAGCAAAATAAAAGAAAAATTGGCAGATTTTGACGACGAGATATTAGATAATATTGCCGAATTTCTTCAAAAACGACTAAACTATGTATCTAAAATCACAGCTGATAAAATCACCACTCAACAACAATCACTATGAACAATCTCTTACAATCACTGAGTCACTCAGCACCCGATTTACCTGAATACAAAGCACAGTATCGCGCGATTCAGTTTGAGCCGGTCGCGCACTCTGGCGAGAGATTAACGATTGGCATCATGGCAAAAAGTGAGAATGGAGACATCCGAGTTATTCAGACGATTCCAAACCAAGTGATTCGCTGTATGTATGGCAAAAAAAAGCAACAAATGAATAATTTGATTACACTAACCCTGGATGCCGCCCGTTGCCACCTTAAAGCCAATAAAGAAATAGCCGATTGGACTCCCCCTATCAGCGGTGTCACACTGCCTGAAATACAAACAACCTACTCTAATACAGAGATGGAAGGCATTTTATTTCAAGCGATTAACCATCACGCCAGCTTATATCGTGGTGATATTATAGAGAGCGTCTTATCCGAATGGTCAGACGAAGAAAATCAGGGTGAAGAACAATCTTCCGAACGGGTTTTAATCCAGATTAGAAAATATGTGAATAACAAAAAACCGGCGTTAGAAAAAAACTGGAACAGAACTGTCCTCACCGAAAAAGGCACGCAAATCCAGATTGATTATTTAGGGGCGTATTACAATGCCGGATTTGCAAACTTCAATGTTAAACAGAAAAAAACTGCCTACCAATTCGCTAAAGCCAAACTCTATGATCTTGAACTGCTTAGAGACAAGCGAGGCAATGAAGTTATCAAATCACAACAATCTTTTGAACTGCTGGTCAATGTGAGCAAAGTTAAATTATCTGATGAACAAGATTATTTAGGCAATTTAGAATCAGCGGCTGATGAACAAGGGCTGCGAGTCATAACCCACGACCAGCCACTTTTCTTAGCCAACCGAATTTTACAAATGGAAGCTGCTTAACCCACCAAATCATCAAGATCAACCGACAGCACGGTTGCTAATCGACTCAACAACCTGGCTGACCCTGTTCGCCTGCCAGATTCTATCTGGGAAATCATCGCTTGCGCTAAATTCGCCTGATGAGCCAGCTCCGATTGTCTCATGCCTCGATATTCACGCCAGACTTTGACTTTATTTTCACCATTGACCAAACGCGCCACCATTTCAGCAGGCAGTGATTCCTCCTCATTTTCTACTGCCTGGTCAAAGGCAACCACATCATCAAGCAACTCGGCTTTTTTAAGTAACTCTTCATAATCAGCGACCGGTACAACCACATATTCAGGCACACCTTTATTTTTTATAAATTGTATCGTCATTTGTAAATATCTCCTCTTGAACCGATTGCCACCACCTCAATCACTAATACCGCATCAATCACACGATATAAAGCACGGTATCCGCCAATGCGTAAACGATACCCCTCTCTATTTTGTAACTTCTTAATAGCCAACGACTCACCCTGCCCAACTGCCAGCAACTCAAAAGCCGCCATAAATTGTTGAGCCGTTTTTATCGGCATTCTAGCCAATGCTTTAGCGGCTGACTTCTTATAAGTAATCGTATACATCATCACACTATAGCATAGTGTTATAAAACTAAAATAACAATACAGCCTAAAAAAATAATTTCCCCAACATATAAGGAATAAAGATCGCTTTACGGCGGTTTTTTTATGCCTGAATGGAAAAATATAGCAAAAGCTATTGCTTTTTATGTAGCATTTGCTAAACTATATCCCGACATCAACAAAAACAGATGTCAACGCGGGGAGGCTTGGCGAAACCAGGCACAGCAAGGTTTTTAAAGGGGATATAGCATGAACATAGCAGAAAAACTTCATAGAGCGATTGACTTGATTCAAGAAGTCGCCAACGAGATAGACGATCCAACGGTCAAGTCCAGGTTATTTGTTACAGGGGGAACTGTACGTAGAGTTTCAAAAAACATCAAACAACCCATTGATTATGTCGAAAAACGGGGGATCAATCATGAGCATTAAAGAAATCAAAACCACCTTATTTATCCAAGACGTTGAAATGGAAGTCACCGTTATTTTTGAATACAAAGAGGAAACCATCACCCTGATTAACTGTTTCGCCACAACCTGCACAGAACTTGATATTGACCTTTGTGATGACGCTTACGACTGGCTAATCACCGACGAAGTGGAATCATACTTAATCGAAGATTGCCTGAAATCCGTTAAATCAGAACAGGAATATTATCGAGATGTTGCCGCATGAGGAGCAAATAATGATTTTTACGTTAGTGAAATACGGCCATGTTAAAGCCGTGACAAAAAACTATCAAACCGCAGTCCAGCTTAGAGATTTAGGCTGGACAATGATTACCATCAGAAAATTAAGCAGCCCAGGCTAACGGGGACTCGGTTCAGCAGGGCAATTGCCGAGGATCGTAAAAAAACCCTGCATTACCGGCTGGTGACAGGTACTTCCCATCAGTGACGGTAACGTCTGGTTCACGAGACGAACCTTTTTAATCACAAAAAAAGGACAAAAACATGACTGACTTAGCGATATTAAAAGCACCTGAAAAACGACCCAGTGACTTTTTTGAAAATAAAGAATATGACCAGCTTTTAGACAAAGCCATTGAAGAAACCAGCGGTCTAGTTTATCCGTTAGATGCAGAAGGAGAAAAAGCCGCCAAAGCCGATGCAACCGCCATTAACAAATTTGCCCGTGCTTTTGACAAATTTATTGCCGATACGTTTAAACAGCAAACATCAGAAATAACCACCTGGCGTGACAGTAAAAAAGCCAAAACTAAGCAATTACTCACCAACCGAACACACCTGATCAATCAATTTGCAGAAATGCGTGAAAAGAAACTCGCTAATATCAAATTAGTATTAGAAACTGAATTAGCAACGCTTTGGGACAACAAAGGCGTTAGCGTCGAATTTCAAGACAGCACCGGCTTTGATGACCTCATCAAACTATCGGCTATTACGCCCAAAGGATCTATCACAGCAACCGCAAAAAAAGCGCTGGATGCCATCGCATCGAATAACCTGACGCGGCAAATAGTCATCAACAATAGAATCATCGAAATTGAAAATCGCTCATTAAGAGCTGAAATCAACCCACCATTAACGAAAAACCACCTGGGGGACGCGCTGTATGCTAATGATAAAACATTTAATCACACACTGGATCAACTGGTTAATACTGAAATTGATCGCAGAAAAGAAATGGAACAGCGAATTATCAGCCAACAAGAAGCCAAAAAACAAGCTGAAATTGAAGCGGCAGTGGCAAAAGCTGAAAAACTGGCTCTTGAAAAAGCTAAAGCTGAAGTTGAAAATCATGCAACTGAAATGGCTGCAAATAAAGTCGAAATCAAAACAACTATAGAGCCAGAACCTGCCCCCAAACCGGTAAATGGCAAACATACAGTCGATATTAACTTTACTTTGCGCGTGCAAATATCGGATCGAATCTCTGATAAATCCGTACTCGATCATTTCAAAAAACAACTGCCAGAAAAACTCTTGCAATCACTGATTTACGCGGAGGCTAAATCATGTCACTAACTAAACTGGTGGAATGGGATATAACGCCCACAAATAATCAACCCTCCATCACCTTACAACAATGCCTTGACGCAGGAGCCAACGGTGTAATGATCAGCAATGCTCATTATCATGCACTACCCGGTATATCGGGCAGTAACCTAAGTTTGCTCATGGAGTCAAATCGACATCTTGACAACAAACACCTGTTCAACGACTTCAACACACCAGCGTTAACATTCGGCACATTAGTACACACAATGGTATTAGAGCCTGACAACCTACTCGATGATTTTGTTGTCATGCCCAATGAATTTAATTTAAGAACCCAACAAGGCAAAGCCGATAAAGCCGAATTTGAACAGCACAACCAACAGAAACAGATAGTCAGCCATGATGAATTTAAAAAAGCCAGCAAAATGGCGCAGAACGTCCGGGCGATTTGTGGTGATGTGATTGAAAGAGGCATCAAAGAACGCTCTCTGTTCGCAGAAATAGACGGCTTAATCTTGAAATGCAGACTTGATATTGACTTAGAAGAAAAAGGGGATGATTACGACTTAAAAACCATCACCCTCGGCACAAAAGACTTTTCAGACCGAACCCTAGAACAACACATCAAAAAGTTTAACTACCATTTAAGTGCCGCATTTAGAAACATTATCCGCTCGGCACTGGGTAAACCGGTTCGTGACAGCTACCTTATTTTTGTCAACACAGGCAATGGTCACATGGTGCGAGTCATCAAAATACATCCTGCCTGGATCGCAGAAGCAGAACAAAAAGTACAAGACCTTTTATCCGCTCGGCGTTTCTACCTGAGTACAAAAATAGATCATCCCATCATTAATATTGATAACAGTTACAGAGAATACGGAGCATAAAAATGAATCAACAAATCGCACAAAGACAAGCACAATTAAAACCTGTTTTAATGTCAGCCCAAAGACAAATCACATCACTCTTGCAAGATAAAGAGAAAGCCAACAAGTTTATGGCAGCTTCACTCGTCATCGCTAGTGATCAATCATTAAACCGATGCTCACCGGATTCAATCGTACAAGCATTGATCGGGATCGCCATGTCGGACTTGAATGTGGATAAAAACATCGGTCATGCTTATCTAGTTCCCTATGGCAATCAAGCACAACTACAAATTGGATACAAAGGCTTTATTCAACTGTTATTCAGAGCAGGCTGGCTGGTTAAATGCTTTCCAGTTTTCCATTGCGACACTTTTAGCATGTCATTTGATGGCTGGGATAATCACGTTGAATTTGAACCCAACATTGATGAACGCAACGAGGGGGATAGAGACTGGTGTTATCAAAACCTGCGTGGTATTTATGTCGTCTCACGTCACGCTGAAACCAAAGACGAATACTCAACATTTATCAATAAAACGGTCATTGAAAAATTACGCCTAACCTCGCCTATGCAAAAAGCACAACCCTCGGGAGCATGGAAAGACTGGTATATTGAAATGGCACAAGCCAAAGCCATTAAAAAACTAGCAAAAATACTGCCGGTTGGTGATACTCGTACACTCACCACCCTCAGCATGGACGACAAAACAGACTCTGGGAGTCAAATTGATTATAAAAAAACCGCAGAAAGCGGCGTTATCATTGAAGCAGATCAAGAAGAACAACCCGACTTGCAAACACTGACAAATGCCATCAATAACGCGCAGTCAGAAAGCGAACTCAACAAACTGACCGATGATATACGCTCATTAAGTGACGAGGATAAAAAAACAATCAGAGCCGTCTGGACAGAAAAACTCAAACAGTTTGAGCAAAAACCCAGCACGGAAGAGAAAATCAAAGCCTGTACATCACAAAATGAACTAACCGCCTTGATTGAGTCATTAAGTGAAACAGAGCAGCTTGAGCTAAGTGATTTGATTGATGAGAGTTATAACAGACTATTAAAAGGCGATTTTTAAACATGAATTTGACAAGAACAAATCATCTAGGCTATGCTAATCCCACTGTTGCAAAATCAACAGTCGGGTTTGGTAGCCCGTTTGGAAAAGGCACAGAAGCTATGTGCCAACAGGTACACGGCTTTTTTTATGCCCTTCATTCAGTTATTAAGTATTATTTAATAACTCAATTCATTATGGTGGGTGTAGCAGGAAGCCGCAAGGCTTGCCGGTTCCTTTTCCCGGTCTACCAACCTGTTACACTCACCGCCCTAAGTTTGGTAGCTCCGGTCGGTGATAATTCAAATCACAGAAAAGGAGTCTTATCATGACTACTCAATTAATCCCTGTATTCGCAGGTAAAATCAACAACCAATCCGTTCAACTGATCAATGCGCGAGAATTGCATGAGTTTCTTGAAATCGGCAAACGCTTTGCAACATGGATAACTGACCGAATAAAAGAATACGGATTTGTCGCAAATACTGATTACATCACTATTTCCCAAAATCGGGAAATAGGTAAAGGACGCGGAAAAACCGAATACCATATCACCCTCGATATGGGCAAAGAACTGTCGATGGTCGAGCGTAACGAAAAAGGTAAACAAGCCAGACGTTACTTTATCGAATGTGAAAAAGAACTGCGTAAGATAAAACAACCAGAACCCCCCAAACTAACCTACGCCACCCTCGACCAACGCGCCCCGTTAGTTAAAGCCGTCCGTAACTTTGCCATCACTGCCCAAGAAAAAGGACGTAACATCACCTTTCAGGAAGCCCACCGCCTAGTCAATATGCAAATGGGCGTAGATAACATCGAAGAACTCACCCCCGAGCAAATTCCAGAAGGCATCAAGATCGTGGGTAAAATGCTTGAAAAAGTCATTATGGAAGGCGAATACATCACCAAAGACGAAATTGACACACCCCCCGA